AGATTATATGCTTTGTGCCGATTGGGTTGCTATCGGAGATGCAGAAACAGGAATGATTAGTAAAGGTGCAAGAAGGATTCATGCGAGTAGGGATATATTTTATGCTAGAGATAGTGGTTCAAATGACCCTGCTTTAGCTCTAACTACTGTAAATTCCAATGGTTCTGCCAATTTTGGATTCAGACTAACTTCTGGAAGTTCATCCCCACTAAGTTGCGATTTGCCAGTATTTTCTACCAATTTCGCAGTTTATGGAGAGCAAACTGATGCAGGAGGATATGCAATGTCATTTGGGGGCAGTTCATCTACTATTACAAAATTGGATAATTCTGTAAATGATGATTTGGATGCTTTTGTTGGGCCTTCTAGTGCAACAAGTTTGGGTGTAAATAAAATGGAATTAACTTTGCCTGGAGGTTATCATTTTCAAGGGTTTGATGCTCATGGAGTAATCCACACCAGTTCCCACTACCAGCCCTTTGAAACGCCCTTCCTATATGAGTTAGTAGGTGGTGATCGTAATATGGAACAAACTAATCTAGTGGTTACGGCTGACGGAAAAACATGGGATGAGGTTACTAGGGATACGAGTTATATTGGGAATGTAGTTGTTTCTGCAACTACTGGGAGTGATTTTAATTCAGATGTTCCAATTATTTTTGATGATTGGAGAGGAAATAATACAGCAAATAATGCTACATATGATTTATTTAACAAAGATTTTGCAATAGCTTATGATCATTTGATTTGCTTGAGAGATGGGCAATATGAAATTACAGTACAAGGTATTGTTAATGATAACGCCGCATATTCTCATATAATTAGGAAAAATGGAACTGCTGGAGCAAATATTTTAGCACAAGGTTATCATGAAGTAACAAGTTGGCATTACGCACAAACTGAGGCTCCAACTTTCTTAAAAAGAGGTGATTATATTATAATAGAAGGAGAATGGTGGGGTGATACCGATTATTCTCGATTTTGGATTAAAAGGGTAAACTAATGTTTATATCACACAAATCAAATGTAATTCAAACAGTCCACGAAACAGAGTGGCAATGCAGGAGAAAAACTAAAGGCATGACCAAACCTGAATATTGGGCATGGTTAGATTCTGTTACTGATGCTGATGGAGTTGTAGATTACTCAGGCGAAACTGGTTATACAATAGTTGAATGTACTGATGAAGATGTTCAAGCAAGACTTATTCAGTTAGATGACTATATCCATAAAAATCTTCCACCTGATAAAACTACAATATACAACATCAAATACTATGTTTCCAAAAGAGATTCAGAAATTTTAATTGCAGAAAATGTTGAAGATGAAGATGGAAATCCTGTAGCAAAAGTATATTTACAATCACATTTTATACCAGATAATACATCCAAAGACAAAAGAATACTAGATGCAGAATGGGTACGAATAAGAGCAGAAAGAACACGATTACTAGCAGAAACAGACCATCATGCTCTGTCAGACCAAACACTTTCAGCAGACATGAAAACATACAGAACGAAATTGAGGGATTTACCCTCAGATCAGTCTAGCAAGACTAAATATTCAGACATAACATGGCCAACAAAACCATAGAGTAAACAATGCCAATACGAAGATTAGAAGATACATTAACCGCAACAACAGCAACCATTGCTGGAGAAGATATAGCTGCGAGTACTATTCCAGTTAAACCTCATATCCAGTATGGAATACTATGTCCAGCTATTGCAGGGAAACTTTTGGATGGAACTACAAATCATTCTGGTGCATATGGAACTGCACAATCTGATGGCAAATCATACTACTATACAGATATAAAAGGTTCGGGGCCTATCAAAGATCCTAGAATCGGCGCACATTTTGGTAGTCAGAGGCATAAAACAAGAAGTTTACAGTTGCTTGAACAAGAAACTGCATCAAATGGTAAAAATATTTTTTCTGTTGATGGTAGAGAATGGTTTAGGGCATATTCAACTGGTGGTGGTTGGAATGTACAAAATCATAGTGGTGGCAATTTCATACAATCTAATACAGATTGTGCAGGATGTTATTTAGAAATTACAGGATATTTTAATGACATAAACTTTTCAACTTATACTTATAATAATCGGTGTGATGATATTGATGTTTCAGTAAATGGAACTTTGTCTGTAGATGGATCAACTGTACTTGGAGGAAGAACAACAACTGCTTCACCATTGGGAGCCTCTGGAAGGTATGTTGATGGAGGGTCATTTGTTAATGGGGGTTCTACATTATCAACTTCATTAGGAACTACTCCTGCAATTAATACAGTAAGATATGAAATGAAAACTGGTTCTAGTGAATACGTTGTTTTTTCTGGTATTGAACTAATAACTCAAGACACCACATCAACTGCAAACAAATCCAAAATACAGATACCAAGCCAGAATGTAGTCAGCTACGGAAAGAAGTTTTCAGTCTCAGGCACACCACATTACAATCCTTTCAATGGAATGTCTGGCGCAAAAACACTAGCACAACTAGGAGATTATATAGATACTGCAACTTCTTTAGGAATGGATAATTGGAAAGCGGGCACATCAAATTATTACAAGCCGTTTAATGGCGGTAGAGTTGTCAAGTGGGTAGACTCAAGTGGTACAATAAAGACCTCAGTTACTATGATGCCTCCTAATGCACAAAATATTTCAGGAACAGCATCCAATGCAGTATCAAATGCACATATACAAGCAGGAACTAATGATGACCCAATCAATTTTGATACTACAACAATAGCAAATGCAACCCCACTTCATGAGATAGCCAAATCATTCTATTGGAGAGAGTTTGGAAATGGTGCGGCCAATGGGGGGAGAGAAGCTAATTATGCAGATGCAAGTATGTTGAGAAATGTTCAAGATGATATTGGTTATGTAATGGATGATGGTCTTACATCTCTGGCAGCAAAGGAAATTCAAGCAACTACTTCAGGTGTTACACAGCCTGGAGCAAGCACTTCTGCTGCATATGTAATTTATACTATTATTGGAACAGGGTTTGGTTTATCTGATATTAGTGGAAACCATATTACAGTTGCTCAAAATTTACCTTATGGTACTCACATATATAAAGGAACTTGGTCTGGTGATGGAACAAAAATGTATATAGATGGTGTTGAAGTAGAAGCAAGTACCCCAAATCCATTAGATAGAACTGAAGTACATATTTACCAGCCTAAGAAACCGCCAATTCCAGATGACGCTTGTATCATATCTGACTATATGCTCATGGCAGATTTTGTTGTAAGAGGAGCAGGATTTGGGAAAATATCTAAAGGAGTTCGGTCATGTTCTGCCTCCAGAGATTTTTGGTATGATACAACTGGAGTTTCCTTCAGAACAACCTCTCACGGCCCTGTCGATTCAACCAATTCAACTACTGGTCTGCCTATTGCCACTAATTCTATGAGTTCTGGTCAAAATTCTACTGCTAAATTACCTTATTTTGGAACAGATTTTGTTATAACACATTATGCGAACAGAATTGGAACTGTAACTGAAGATTTAAACTCTGATGTTGGAACTTCTGCAAGTATTAGTACATCTACAAATCAAGGAGCTACAAAACATACTGGAAACAATCTAGCAGTAAATCAGTTTAAAAGTCATATGGTCGATGGTCAAGGAGGTGATGAGCTTTGGCTTTCCACATTAGAAGTAGCAACGCCAACCCACACTAGTTCTCATTACCAACCCTTTGAAACACCTACTCTACAAGAGTTGGTAGGGGGCGACAGGAACATGGAGCAAACTAATCTTATCGTGTCGCCTGATGGAAAGACATGGGATGAAGTGACTAGAGATACGAGTTATATTGGAAAAGGTGTTCTTTCTCTTGGCAACGATACAGGATTAATTGATTATAATGTTAAAGTGTTTTGGGATGAGTGCCGTGGATTTTTTACAGACCCCGGCAAGTATGTGCATAATTTTAATAAGGATTTTGCTATTGCAAGCGATAGAGTTATTTGTTTAAAAGATGGTATGTATCGAGTTTATCTTGCTTCCACTCAACAATCTGCTGGTAATCAACAACTAGTGTATTGTAATATAAATGATCAGCCCTTTATTACATTGTATAACACAGATACTAATTGGATTTCTGGAAGTATTAGTGGTCAATGTCATCTTAAACGTGGAGATTGGATTTGGGTACAGGGAGGATATTGGACTAATGATAACTCATGGACATACTTTACTATAGATAGAATTTAAGGATAAGAATGTTTATATCACACAAAAGTAACGTACTTCAAAAAATCCACGAAACAGAATGGAATTGTCGCAGAAAGACTAAAGACATGACCAAAGATGAGTATTGGGTTTGGGTAGAAACCATTAAGGATTCTGATGGTGAACCAGATTACTCAGGTGAAACTGGATATACGATAGTTGAATGTACTGATGAAGATGTAACTACAAGACTTGCTCAATTAAGAGATTATATAAATCATGATCGTAAGCCAGGAGAAGCATTAGTTTATAACATCAAATACTATGCTTCCAAAAGGGATGCAGAAGAAATACTGGACATTGATGGGAAAAGTCATGATCCAAAACAATATGTATCTTCTCATTTTGTAGGAGATGACACCGCTAAAGACAAAAGAATACTAGACCAAAAATGGGCAGACATTAGAACAGAAAGAAACAGATTACTCACAGAATCAGATTGGGTAGTAGTGAAAGCAAAGGAAGAACATCCTAATGCAAGTATTCCTTCAGATTGGGTAGACTACAGAACGGAACTCAGAGATATTACAAAGCAGTCAGATCCAGATGATATAACATGGCCAACTAAACCATCTTGATATATAAATATAAGTAAAAAACAATTATGGCAATTTCAAAAATAACAGCTTCAGGTGTAGCAACAGATACATTAACCGCTGCAGATTTAGCTCCAAATTCAGTAGATAGTTCTGAGTTGGTGGATGGAAGTATTGATGCATCTCATATTTCAGCAAATGCAGTTACAATACCTAAACTTAAAGAAGAAAATATTACACAATCTGCCATAAAAAGAACATTTCATAAATCATGGATTTTAGGATCATAAAACATTAAGGAGAAATTAAAATGGCTATAGCAAGAGGAGCAGGAACAGAGATAATTAGGTCGGTGTTAGCAGAAGATATAAGTCATACTGGAACTAGCTTAATTATAGGGGTACAACATCACATTTATACTGTATTATCCATAATTGTTCAAGTACAAGGAATTGCAGCTGCAGGAAATTTTGTTCAATGTGGGATAATGGGGTATGATAGTGTAGCTGGAACAACTGGTAGGGAAATATTTCTTTTTAAACAAGATTTGAATCAACAACAAACTTATGTGTGGAATGATAAGTTCAGTTTCAATGGTAACGAGCCAACTGATTTTACAGGGCCATTGGATTCTGTTGCAAAACAAGATGCGATTGCAGATCAAGCTCAAGCTACTGCACAGCACTTGAAAGTTTGGAGTGAGGCATCAGGAGACAACTTTGATGTTATTTGTACCTACATTGACCAGAACAACGCATAGGAGAAATTCATGTCAGGAATCGTTGGAGTAAGTCCAAGTGTAAAAAGTGGAGTAAGTGGAGGTGTAGATGGAATTTTATTATCTACAAAAACTTGGTCATGGCAAGATGGGAATGTTGCTTTTACAGATGGGAATGCAAGAGTAGCAAAAACTTTTGTTTCACATACTTTAAATGCTACAAGCACATACGTTCTTCATTGGTATTGTTGGATTGGAGCTTGTGCTACTGGAACAACTTCAGAAAGAAGGATTTATCCAAAAGTTCATATGACTAATTCAAATCCCGGCGGGCCCGGCACGGCGTGGGATAGCGGAACAAAGTTCGCTGCATCATTGATTGGTAGAGTATTGGTTTCTGCTACCAGTACTGCGGCTTGTAGTTATGGACATTGGTCAACACAATCGATTGTTCCTTATGGAACTTCTGGCACTAAATGGTTTGGGATTACTTCCAATTCAGATGGTACTGCTGCCACTGCAACAATTTATGCAGATTCAAACAATCAACTTACTTTTACTATTAGAGAATTTAAGGGAAATGTTAATGTTCATGCATCTTAATATGGAAAAAAAATATGGCTTATACTAGATATGAAGCAATTCACTCATTAGTTGGAGGTAGTTTATTTGCTAATGGTGATGATATAATGTATATTGATGGGCAAACTCCACCAACAGATGAAGAAATAGATGCGGAAATAAAAAGGCTTGAGGCTCAAGATGTAGCAACGCAATATCAAAGAGACAGACAATATCCAGATTTAGGAGAACAACTAGATATGCAGTATTGGGATGAAGTCAATGGCACAACTAAATGGAAAGATACCATTGCAAAAATTAAAGCAGACAATCCAAAGAATTAACATTTGCCTAATAGGATAAATATATGAAAACAGTAATATTTAAGAAATTGGAGTTATAACCATGACAGCAAACGTAGCCTTGACAGACAGTTTTGATCAATGGAGAGTCAAGACTAACGAAGTTATAGTGATGACACAAACTGATGGGATGAGTAATTTCATTAAAGTGTTAGATACTACAAACTCAACGAG